CAGACCGGTCTCCGTCTCGACCTCCTGGGCCACGTCCGACGCAAAGCCCACGAGCTCGGCGCTGGTCTCGTCTGGATCGGTGACGGTAATCGGCCAGCCGAAACCAGCGTCTTCGTCTTCGAGGATCTCAGCGAGATCCGTCGTGGCCTGGGCGCGGAGTCCCATGGGCTACCGGCTGGGCTTCTCGGTCGGCGCTCGGCGCAGGATTGCGCCCGCAGCCACGCGTTCCTCGATCCTGGCGCGCTTGTCTGCCTCGGTCTCTCCGCCCAAGTCGCCGAGCTTCACTTCCGCGCCGGACTTGAGCAGACCCGCGCGGCACTGCAGCTGCTTGCGCGGCGCCACCTGATACTCGAACTTGAGCCCGCGGCCGCGGTAGGTGTTGGCGTTCGCGTTTCGGCTCTCCAGTGACTTCTGATGAGCCTCGGCCTTGATGGCCGCTTCGCGCTCGGCCTTTGCCTTCTCCCCGGCCTCAGCCTTGACGGCCGCTTCGCGTTCGGCCTTCTGCGCCTGCAGCTCCGCCACGCGCTCGGCCAGTTTCTCGTTACTGAGCCGCGAGACCTTCACCTCTTCGCCAAGCTCTATGGCCAATTCGGCCAGCTGCGTTTCCAGTTCGCTTCGATCCGACATGACTCTTCTCTTCCTCCGCCCCGGGGGCGCACTTGTCCCCCGGGGTCTTGTGCGGGTTGCGCGGGGCCGGCTACGCGACCGTGTCGAGACAGGCGAAGCTGTCGATCGCGGTCGGGATCGGCAAAGGCCGCGTCCCGCCGCTGATCGTCAGGTTGCGCCCCGGCAGGTCGAAGTAGGCCGCAAGCGAGATATCGAACGCCGCTCCTGGGAACGACATGCGCGGCGGTAGCAACGCGGTCGCTCGTTGGTCGATGGCGTTCGGGAACTTCGAGATCCCGCCGAACGTCAGATCACGGCGCGCGTCAGCCACCAGCAACACCTTGTCCGTGGTCATGTACGGCGTTACCGCTCCGCCATACGGGTTCTTGTAGGTTGCCTTGGAAACCCACAACTCCATGGGGTAGGTGCCGATCATCATGTTCCCGACACGAGACGCGCCACTCATCTCCGGCGAGAGCTGCAGTTGGCCAAAGTTGGCGTTCAGCAGATTGAAGCGCGCGAGCACGGTGCTGTTCTTGAGGAAGTACGTCCACGCCTGCGACCCGAAAACCGCCTTGACCGGGTTGTAGCCACGCGCACGCATGTTGTCGGCCAGACCTTCGAGGTCGCCGAGCGGATCGCCAGTCGCGCCGTCCGCGGCCCAGTCGGTCGCCGTGGTCACCATCAGATCGCCGCTGGCGATCGTCCCCGTCGCGTCGAGCGGCGCGAAGTCGTAGGCGTCGCCGATCGTGTTGTTGCTTTCGTCCTTCTTCGTCAGCGTGCCGGTCTGCATGACCTCGGCGCAATCGAGCTCGATCGCGTCACGGATCATGGTCTCCAGCTTCTGCACTGCGTCGAGAGACAGATCGGTCGCCGCTTCCTGGAAGTCGACTTCGTCGAACGTGGTGTTCCCCGGCATGCGCTTGTTGATTTCGGCCGCGTTGATGCTGGTCTCGTAGAGATACGTGACCGGATTCCAGCCCTTGTTGACCGAGGTCTTGACCTCGAAGCGCCGCGAGCCAGACGTCTGACTCACCACGGCAACGGCGATGTCTTGCCCCTGCCTGATGATGTCGTATTCGACCGTATCGTTGTTGTGGAAGTTCGCTTCCGGCGTCTGAAACAGCGACGTGAAGAAACGCGGCCGCTCGAGACGCTGCTTGTAAACCGGCAATAGCCTGGTGGTTCCTGTTCCGGACATTGGCTTATCCCTTCGGTGTGCGATTCGAGGGCGCACCTCCGCGGCCCCGCGCATAGCCGCGCGAGTGAAGGCAGCGCCTCGACTACTTGTGCAACGGGCCTACCCGGCCCATGAGGGGCGCAGCGTCACACCGTCACCGGGAACGCTGCGCCAATTGGGGTTGAGGTATGGGCTAGGAAGCCCCGTTGTCGAGCATCGAGAGGTTGTCCTGATCCAAGGCGTAGATGCCGGACGCCTTGAGCATGTTGACGTGAGCGTCGGTCACGGTCGTGGTGTCGTCGATGACCAGACGGTTCTTGTTGACCTTGCCGCCGATGATCATGCTGGCCGCAACGTCCGCCGATCCGGTCGTGGTTACCGCATCGGGCAACACACCCACCGGGGTCTGCGCGCCGCCGTTGCCGTCGGGATCGTAGATCACGACATCGCCGTCCGCGGCCACGACGCAGGTGATGGTCGTGCCAGTTTCGAACGCATTGGAAACCGCTGTGATCGTGAGCTTGATCCCTAGAGCTGCAAAGCTCATGTCCTCGGCGGCTGCCAGGGTGGTGTAGATCTCGATGTCACCATCGGGGTCCACCATGGTCCAGCGACCGACGCCGGCCGTCAGTGTGCCGGCGGTTGCAACGTAGTTGCCAACCTTCAGGGTACGACGCGCCAGTGAAGACGCGACGGCCGTATAGTTTCCGCTGCCTTGCTGCACGATGGTGTCAGCGATCGTGCTGCTGACGTCCTTACGCGCGAGGATGGTCCCCACGGCGTAGGTGTCGGCCTGTGGAAACTGTAGGATGCAACTCTGGTAGACGTTCTCGCCAAGTTCGACCCGGCCAACGTCGTTGGTGGTGATGGTCATTGTCTTCGTTCCCTTCTGTCACCGGGTGGGCGACTTAGCTGGCCACTCCGTACTTGCGCTCGAGGCGAGCCGCAACCTTGTCTTGCACGGTTTCGTCTGCCGGGGGCGGCGGAGCTGCGCCAGCCACGGCCGCGCCGGCCGCGTCGCTCTCGCTCTGCCGCGCGGTCTGGTCCGCACGGTTGGAAGCGGAGGACATGTACTCGGCCATTACGTCTTCATCGAGCATGCTGGCGCCCGACTCGATCGCCTTGACCGCATACGTCATGGCGCCGCACTTCGCGCCCATCTTGAGGTGCGCACAGACGCGCTTGCGCTCCTTCGTCTCACCCTCGGCGAGTCCGGAAGCGTGGCCCTCTTCGTGCGCTTGCTTCTGCACCGAAGCGAAAAGCTCTGGGTGCTCTGCCTTCAATGTGTTCTGGTCCATCGGTTTACCTTTCGGCTGAGCCGCCTGCTTCTCCGCAGCGGCTGACGGGATTGACTGCGCCGGGGCCACTACGGCCGGCGGCGTTTCGCCTGCAACGTCGTCCGCTGCGGAGGCAACTGTTGGTGCCGGAGCGCTGGCTCCAGGCATGGGCTCGGCTGGCTCGGACGCGGGCGCCACAATTGCGCGAAGCGCGGGCTTCTGGATCTTGTCGATCATACCGAGCGACTTGGCATGGCCCGCGATCACGAGACCGCCACGGCCGAAACTCTCGTTGACGTTGACCACGCTCGTGCCGCGCCCCTTGGCAATGGCGTCGACGAAGACGTCGTGTAGCGCATCGAGCTCGGCGCGGATGACTGCCTTGCCCGCGTCAGTCGTCACGTCCGGGCGCTTGTTCGGCGCGTTCGTGCTGGCGATCTGGACTACGTGGTCGTCCACCCAAAACTCCGTGGCCACACCGATCGAGCCGACTTCCACTGCCGCGTTCGTCGCTTCGATCTTCCCGCCGAGTGCAGCGATCGCATAGGCGGCCGACGCTGCTAGCGACGTGGTCACGCTCGTGGGTTTGCCGAAGGCGTCCAGCGCTGCGAGCGTATCGAACAACCCATCGACCTGACCTCCGGGACTGTTCACGCGGAAGACAACGCGCTTGATCGTCGGGTCCGCCTGGGCAATCGCCAGCGACTGCTGAATGTCGCTGTAGGTCGTGTTGCCATAGCCGAACAGCCAGGCGTAAAAATCCGGGCGCTGCGTGAGTAGGCCCTCCACGCCGATCTCGGCCACGTCGCCCGCGATCTTCAGGTTGCGCGGCTGGCCATCACTTGCCGCAACCGTGGCCGCGGCAAAGGTGGCTTGCGCCTCGGCGCTCGCGACCAGCCCCACGGCTACCCGGGCCCGCATCTCACGGGCGAATCTGTCAGCGACTAGCCACATGGAGCTTTGCCCTTTCTGCCTTGTTGCCGGCGTCCTGCTCGTCGTCCTCGTCCCGCTCGTCTTCGTCTTCGTCGTCGTCCGATTCGTCGCGAAGCGGCACGCGCCCCGGGGGCGGCCGCTGGACCTTGTTGAGCGGTTCCTGTGCCCAGGCCAGTAGCTCGTTTTCCTTCCGGAGTAGCTTGGCGAGCGTCGAATACTTCAGCCCACTGAGCTCGCGCGCCGCGCGGCTCAGGGTCATAACCCCCATGTCAATCATCAACTCGTACGCCTTGACCACCTTCAGTATGTCGGCGGCTGGCTTGATCTGCCCGGCCCAATCGGTCGCGACCCATGCGGCATAGACGTCATAGTGACGCGGAGAGCGGTAGGCTTCGAGCAACCCGGCCGCTTCGATCTTGCCGCTCAGGACTTCGCTCAGCTGCCACTCCTGGTAGCAGGGCTGGCAGAGTTGCCGCGCGAAGACGTCACGCGCACGCTTCAGGAAAAGCGCGAACTCGTTGTTCGCCGCCTGGCTCGCGCTGTAGTTGTGCGAGAATGAGAGCCGCAGGATCTCGGGTGGGATCTCCAGGCCCCAGGCTAGCGACTGGATGATCGCCTCCTCGAAGCCGCCGAACTTCTCGTCTGTGCCCTGGTTGCCAAAGCCCTGCGGCTCTTCGCCCGGCTGCAACTCCTCGATCACGAGCCCCGGGATCTGCTCGGAGATTCGGATCGACCGCTCGGTGCCGGTCGTGTCGACCGTGGTTTCTAGCTCATCACGCAGCGCGCCGTAGCCCCCCGTGATCGGGGCGCTCCCCAGGGTGCCCTGCTCACGCTTCAGGAACATGGCCAGCATGGCGTTCAATTCTGCCTTGCGCAGAACCGCGTCCCTGTACCGGTCGATCTCCTTCAGCGACTGCAACGCAAGCGATAGCAGCGGCTCGCCACGGACGTCGCCCACACGCTTGTCGCAACCGTAGAGCAGGGCGGCCAGCCGTCGCCCGGTCTTCGGACCACGCGCCAAGATGCGCCGCGAGCTCCCGTCTTCCTGCGCGACGTGATACGCAATGTGCCGCCCCTCGGAATCGATCTCGACTCCGTGGACGATCTTGTTCTGGCCCTTGCGTCGGAAGGCTTGCAGTTTCGGCGTCTGCACACTGCCTGCGTTGATCAGTTGCACGCGCGGGAGGCCAGTGCGCTGGTCACGCCGAAGGACCACCAACACGTCGCCGGCAACGAGCGCCTCGGTCAGTGCGGCGGCCTGGATTTCACCGAAGCTCTGAAG